TCGAGGCACAGGAGATGTCACCAAGGCTCAAGATCTGCTCAGCCTTGCCCTAGACATCTCTGCTGGTACTGGTAAAGATCTTGGCGCAGTCTCCGACGCATTGTCAAAGGCATTTAATGGGAATTTTGGTGCTCTTAAGAAACTAGATCCAGCACTCGCGGAACTCATCAAAAGCGGAGCCTCAACTGAGGAAGTCTTTGCAGCTATGAGCAAGACCTTTAGTGGTCAAGCATCAACTGCAGCAAATACGACCTCAGGCAAGATGAAGAATCTCGGAATCCAGATGGACGAACTCAAAGAGTCAATCGGCGAAGCAGTTGCACCGATGGCCGAAAAAATGCTGCCAGCTCTTGACAAATTTGCTAATTGGGCCGGAAACAACACGGGACTCGTCGTAGCTTTGGGAACCACTTTTACAATTCTTGCAGTCGCTGTAATAGCTGTAAACGGTGCGATGAAAGTTTATGCAGCAACCATGGCAGTCGTAACTATTGCCACAAACATTCTGACAGCTTCAACCTATGCACTATGGATCGCAACAGGCGTAGGAATAATTCTCCTAGTCATCGCAGCACTCGTTGCTCTACAAGTCAAATTTGACATCTTTGGAAAAGCGATTGACGGGATTAAAGCAGGATTTTGGCTTTGGTGGGGAGTTGTCAAGTATGTGTTCGGAGCAATTAAGTCAGGGTTTGGAGAATTAGCAGATCTCGGAAAAGCAATCTTTGACGGCATCGGTGGAGCTTTCAAAGGTGTAATCAACGCAGTCATCTCAGCAATGGAAAAAGGCTTAAATTTCGCCATCAAAGGACTTAACACGATCCTTGACGGCATTGACAAAGCTGCAGGGCCTTGGGTTAACTTCGGCTCAATCCCAGAAGTGAAATTGCCTCGACTAGCTGAGGGAGGCATCACGACAGGTCCGACGATCGCAATGATCGGCGAAAAAGGGCCTGAAGCAGTGATCCCACTTGACCGACTCGGAAGCATGGGCGGAAATACGATTACAGTCAATGTCAACGGCGGAGACCCGAATCAGATCCTTCGAGTGCTTCAGCAATATGTCCGCCAGTCTGGCCCATTGCCCATTAACACTCGAGCGATGTAATGACAAAGATCGTCTGGCAACTTGCTCGGTCTGTTCCGTCGGTCGTGGATGTCACTTCCTCGGTGCTGTCGTTCTCGTACACGCAAGGACGACAAAATTACCTTGACCAGTACAGCGGAGGCACACTGTCGGTCACGCTCAAGAACCAAGCAAATATTGCACAGTATTTCAGCTTTAACTCGGTCTGGATTTTGTCCGATGACGATGCAATCGGCGAACAATATTTTTGGTGTCAAGACGTCAGCTTTAACGATTACCCCGGCAACACTGGAGTCTCTACAATCACAGTAAGCCTTGTGGATGTTCTCGCCCGTAACGGTCGCAATGTTGTCTCCAATGTTGTCCTAGCGCAAGATGACACGCTTGACCAGTTACAAACTTTGTGGAGGACAATTCCTTACCAGATCGGCGATGTTGACGGTGCAGGGCCCGGATCATCTACAGCTGCAGCGATTACTTACTCGGGATCAATGCTGAACTACTTTAATCTCATTACATCCACAGAAAAAGGTCTAGTCGGATTTTACGGTGCCAGCACTTTTCTAGTTCGTCGAGCAAGTGTTTATCTGACCGACTCCACATTAAGTTTCACTCGAAACGCTGCAAATGCTACTGCCATTTCATACAACTCATTTGGGCATGACAGAGCAGGTCTGAACTTCATGAACAATGTGACCGTGAACCCAAACGGGCTCGCATCACAAACAGCGACAAACTCAAATTCACTAACTGCTTACGGCAACGCTGCACAGTCCGTCTCTACTGTGGACGCAACCACGACACAAGCCTTTGGTCTCGCTTCGTGGCTTGCAAATTCACAGTCAGATCCTGAAGCCGAAACATGGTTTCTCACTTTTCAAGATATTCCACAAACGGTCGATGCCCAAAATGTTTTTCTGCAAGTTTTATACGGTATTTATGGTTCTTTAATGCGAACATGGACTCTCGTCTATCGAGTGCCCGGAGCTGCATCAGATACGAGCGTTCTAGTCTGCATTGAAGGAATCTCAATCAGTGCGACAGCCGACCAAACGATCTTCACGGTGTACTTCTCGCCGTTGACGTACTATCAGTTTTTCACTCTTGACTACACCAATTTTGGTATCTTAGACACCAGCCGTCTCGGCTGGTAAAGGAGAAATTATGGCTACTCAGTGGACAGCGGGAACAGTTGCAGGGGAGGTGTTGACTTCAACAAAACTTAACACCATTGGGGCGACCAGCGAAACTTTCACGCCAACAATCGTTGGTAACGGTGGTGGTTCAGTGACTATCGGTAATGGCACACTCACAGGAACCTACATTCGACTACAAAAATTAGTAATTGTTAACTACACCTTGTCATGGGGAAGTACAACAACCACGACAGCCGTAGGACTTTGGTTGTTTTCTGTGCCTGTCGGCAACGCTTTACGAGGTAACGCTGTCGGGCGAATAACTGACGCTGGCGCAACTTATTACCGTGTCACAGGTTTGGCTCAAAGTAATAAGTTAATTTTGCAAGCAACCGACACAGGAAGCGAAGTCCAAAACAACACACCTATGGTTTGGGCTACCAACGATTTCTTAACAGCAACATTCATTTATGAAACGAGTGCATGATGAAAATTCATTTACTAAACCCAGACAATGCAGAATTGACTGATGAACAATGGTTTGACGGTTGCCGCTTGCACCGTGACCGCCTACTCAAAGAATCGGACTGGACACAAGTTGCCGATGCACCAACAGACAAAACAGCATGGGCAACATACCGCCAAACCTTACGAGACTTTCCAGCGACTTGGACTGCAGGACCAACCGTAGACTTCCCCGATACACCATGAAAACTCTCTTTGTCGCTGCAGCTCTCATCATCGCCATGACTTTCGTAATCACCTCATGCTCTGACCGCACTCGAGGCAACTGTGTAACCCAACCCGAAGCGCCACGATGCGACACCGGAACAGGAGCAACCACACCATGAGAAAACGACTTACCAACTCAGAAATTAAAGCGCGCCTAGTCCTCATGGTCGGAGTCGCGCTGTCACTCACTTTCATCATGTCCGTCGGCATGATCTTGTACTCACTGACATTTGTCGTGCAGCCTCTCGAAGTGTCACCCAATGACTCAAAGTCATGGGAAACGCTCTCAAGCGTTCTCCTCGTTCTTGCCGGAGCCCTCACAGGACTTCTGGCATCTAATGGCCTGAAAGACAAGGACAGAGATAATGACATCTAGACCCTACACAGGCAACACTGACGGCAACCATCCGACACCTCGCGCCGGCACTAAGAGGTTCGTGGAGTTTTGTGAGTATTTGTTCGGTGTCAAAAACATCGGCATCTACGCAAACCGTCCGATGCGATCGGGCCCGCAGCTTTCAGTTCATGCCACTTGGCGAGCTGTAGACCTCAAAGGTACAAAGGCTCAGCGGAAAGATTTTGTTGAATTCTTGTTTAAGAATCGCGACGATCTGAACATTGAAGAGATCCATTCCTACGACGGAGTAGGCGTACCGTTCCCGACTGACAAGTGGGGCGCAGGATATCGTTCTTCGCGCGACAATTGGCTCAAGTGGACAATTTCTCGCAATGGTGGCACGCCCGGAGCCGATTGGGTGCACGTCGAAATCTCGCCACTAATGGCAGATAATCCAAAACTTGTCGAGGAAGCGTTTACACGCATCTTCTCCAAGTGACTTGACATCGCGTCGCTGATTCGGTCAACTGATTCAGCCAAGAGAGCACAGCACAAGCTGAGCCCCGACACTGGAGGCAAATAATGCACCCGTTCAAGTTCCTAGCGTTCGTCGCTTTTGCGTATTTCAGTCTGGTCGTGATCTTCGGATCAGGTGGTGACTCACCGCCAGAGACCACTGTCAAAGTCCCTCAGACCGTCCAGATCGTTCCCTTGACCGATGAGCAGATCGCAGACCAAGAAGCCCTAATTGCTCAGATGATCGCAGAGGAGAACGCGACGATCTACGACGAGCCCGTAGAGACCACTACGACGCTCGTACAGCTCGCCCAGATTGATCCTGACACCAAGTGTCAAGAATGGCTTCCGCTTGCCGTAGAGATGGGCTGGCCCAATCGGACAGAAGTCTTACAGACCCTCGGTCGCGTTATGTGGAAGGAATCGCGCTGTCAAGCCTTGGCAGTGAACGACAAGTCAGGCGATCACGGCCTGACACAGATCAACCAGATCCACGAAGAGTGGCTCTCGGAGATGGGCTGGACACTTGAAGACATGGCGATCCCATCATCCAACCTCCGCTTTGCATTCCTACTGTGGAACGCTCGAGAAGAAGCTGGCAAGTGTGGATGGCAACCTTGGAGCATCTCATGCTGAACTGGCAAGAA